AATATGGGTTCCTGACAAAAAGGGCAGATTTAATATTTCTTGGTTGCCTACAGCAAACATTCAAAACAATGCTCATGAAAGAAACGGCTTGAAGATTCCGGGTAACGACCACCTAGGAGCTTTTGGTTGTGACTCATATGACATTAGTGGCGTAGTAGGAGGCGGTGGTTCTAATGGTGCACTACATGGATTGACTAAGTTTAACATGGATGATGCTCCTAGCAATGAGTTCTTTCTTGAATATATAGCTAGACCTCAAACGGCTGAAATATTTTTTGAAGATGTTCTTATGGCTTGTGTGTTTTATGGAATGCCTATTTTGGTGGAAAACAATAAGCCAAGATTGTTATATCATTTTAAGAATCGAGGCTATAGAAAATACTGCATGAATAGACCGGATAAACATTACACTAAACTTTCTAAAACAGAAAGAGAATTAGGAGGTATTCCCAACACAAGTGAAGATGTAAAGCAAGCACATGCAGCAGCACTAGAATCTTATATTGAAAAGTACATAGGTGTAGATTTTGAAGAGATATTTAGACCATCAGATGAGATGGGAACGATGCCTTTTAATCGCACACTTTTAGATTGGGCAAAGTTCGATATTAACAATAGAACTAAGTATGATGCAAGTATTAGCTCAGGTTTAGCTATAATGGCTTGTCAGAAGCACTTATATGTACCTGAAAGAAAAGATTCAAAAATAAAACTTAACTTTGCAAGGTATACTAATACCGGCATACAAAGCGAAATAATTAGATGAAAGATGTAAAGGTAAACATAACAGATGCAGCTTTCCCTAGTCAATTTGTATCTGATGCAGAAAAGGAGACTCAAGAGTATGGCTTACAGATTGGTCAAGCTATACAATACGAATGGTTTCGTAGGGATGGAGTTAGTTGTAGATTCTACAATCAATTCAGACAATTCCACAGACTTCGTTTATATGCAAGAGGAGAACAGTCTGTATCAAAATATAAGAATGAATTAGCAGTCGATGGCGATTTAAGTTATTTAAACTTAGATTGGACACCGGTTCCTATCATTCCTAAGTTTGTAGATATAGTTGTCAACGGAATGTCTGACAGGTTATTCAAAGTAAAAGCATACGCACAAGATGCGATGTCTCAAGCAAAAAGAAGTAAGTATCAAGATATGGTAGAGGCTCAGATGGTCTCTAAAGATTTCTTGATGAGCCTACAGGAGAATACAGGGTTTGACCCTTTCATGGTTTCTCCTGAGCAATTACCTCAGACTGACGAGGAGCTTTCCTTATACATGCAACTTAACTATAAACCATCAATTGAAATTGCTGAAGAAGAAGCAATCAATACTATTTTTGAAGAGAATCATTACATTGATTTAAGAAAAAGGTTAGACTATGATTTAACTGTTTTAGGTATTGCTGTTGCTAAACACGAGTTTCTTCCGGGAGCCGGAGTTGAGGTCAAGTATGTTGACCCTGCTAATATTGTATACAGCTACACAGAAGACCCACACTTTAAAGATTGTTTTTATTGGGGAGAAGTTAAAACACTTCCTATCGTTGAGCTTCTTAAAATAGACCCTTCACTAACAACTGAAGACTTAGACGAGATTAGTAAGTATAGTCAAAATTGGTATGACTATTACAATGTGGCGCAATACTATGAGAACGACATGTTCTATAAAGATACTTGTACCCTACTTTATTTTAATTACAAGACCACCAAAAAAATAGTTTATAAGAAAAAAATTATGGCTACCGGTGGTACTAAAGTAATTGAAAAGGATGACCAATTCAATCCACCTGTTGAAGTAATGGAGGATGGTAACTTTGAAAAGATAGAAAAGACTATTGATGTTTGGTATAACGGAGTAATGGTTATGGGAACAAACATCTTATTGAAATGGGAACTAGCTCACAACATGGTTAGACCTAAGTCATCTTCTCAGCATGCACTTCCAAACTATGTGGCTGTTGCACCAAGAATGTATAAAGGAGTTATTGAATCTTTAGTTAGAAGAATGATTCCATTTGCTGACTTGATTCAAGTAACTCACTTGAAGCTACAACAAGTAATAGCGAGAACAGTACCGGATGGTGTATATATTGATGCCGATGGATTAAACGAAGTAGACCTAGGAACAGGAGCTGCTTACAATCCTGAAGACGCATTGCGTTTATATTTCCAAACAGGTAGTGTTATTGGTAGAAGCTATACACAAGATGGTGATTTTAATCAAGCTCGAGTTCCAATCAAAGAGATTGCTACAAGCTCAGGTGCTTCTAAGACTCAAATGTTAATTGCAAACTATAATCATTACTTAGGAATGATTAGACAAGTAACCGGTCTTAATGAAGCAAGAGATGCATCAATTCCTGACCCTAACTCTTTAGTAGGTTTACAGAAACTTGCTGCACTAAATTCCAATGTAGCAACTAGACATATTCTTGATGGAGCATTGTACTTGTATAGAAGTGTAGCAGAAGCACTAACTTATAGGGTAGCTGATATTTTAGAATACGCAGACTTTAAAGATGACTTTATAAATAAAATAGGAAAGTATAATGTCAGCATATTGAATGATATATCCGACTTATATATATATGATTTTGGAATCTTTATTGATGTTGCTCCTGACGAAGAAGAAAAAGCACAGCTTGAACAAAACATTCAAATGGCATTATCTAAGCAAGATATTAACTTAGAAGACGCTATAGATATTAGAGAGCTTAAAAATATTAAACTCGCTAATCAATTATTAAAACTCAAAAGAAAACAAAAGCAAGAAAGAGAGGAGAAGATGGCTATGCAGAAACAAGCGATGACTGCACAGCAGCAGCTCAAGTCTCAAGAGATAGCAGCTCAGTTAGCGATGGCTAAGATACAAGCCGAAGGTGAACAGAAGATGCAAATCAAACAAGCTGAAGTTGCTTTTGAAATTGAGAAGATGAAGAACGAGGCACAATTAAAAAGTCAGTTAATGGCTGAAGAGTTTAATTATAACCAACAGCTTCGAAATGTATCAGAGCAAGCGTTAGCTTTTAGAGAAGGCGCAAGAGATGAAGCTAAGCCTAAAAGGATTAGCCAACAAAACACAGAACAATCTAAAATGATTGCTCAACGTAAAAACAATTTACCCCCTCAAAATTTTGAGTCAAATGAAGATAGCTTAGATGGTTTCGACTTAGCAGAATTCGACCCACGATAGTAAATAATTTGAACGAAAAATATTTATTAACTTTGTATAAAAATTTAATCTAATGGACATAATAGTAAAAGACCTTGGGTCTGCTGAAGAAAAATCAGTTGCCCAAAAAGAACAAGAAATTCTAGATAAAGCAGCAAACAATGAAGCTGCTGAAACTAAAGTGGAAGAAGCACAAGTTGTTGAAGCAACTGAAGCTACACCACAAAAAGAAATAAGTGAAGAGCCTAAAAGCGAATCACAAGAAGAAATTACTCAATCTTCAGAGTTAAGTGAAGAAGACGTTCTTTCATTTATTAAGAATAGATACGACAAAGATGTTGCATCAGTAGGTGATTTGTTTGCTAAGAAAGAAGCAAACGAGGAAATACCTGAAGACGTTGCAGCATATTTAGAGTATAGAAAAAAAACAGGACGTAGCTATGATGACTATTCTAAATTGAATAGAGACTTCAAAGCTATGGATGAAAAGCAACTTCTAAGAGAGTATTATCATGCTACAGAAGATTCTTTAGATGCAGATGACATCAGTTATATGATGGATGAGTTTGCATATGATGATGAAGTAGACGAGGATAATGTTATTAAGAAAAAGAAGTTAGCTTTTAAAAAAGAAATTGGTAAAGCTCGAAAGTTTTTCGAAGCTCAGAAAGAAATGTATAAAGAGCCACTTGAGTCAGGTACGGCATCTATTTCTGAAGAGCAGCAAAAAACTATTGAAGCTTATAATCAATATGTAAAGGATGCTCAGACCTATGAAGAGGAAGCAAAAAGAAAACGAGATTGGTTCTTATCTAAGACCGAAGAAGTTTTTTCCCCGGAGTTCAAAGGTTTTGACTTCAAAGTTGGTGAAGACAAAGTGATTACTTTTCTACCTTCTACGAATGTGTCTGAGATTAAAACTTTAAATTCTGATTCATCAAACTTTATTAAAAGGTTTCTTGATGAAGATACAGGTTTAATCAAAGATGCGGTAGGATACCATAGAGCTGCATCCGTTGCTCAGAATCCTGAAAGGTTTGCTAAGTTCTTTTATGAACAAGGCATGGCTGATGCTACGACAGATGTGACAAAAAAAATAAAAAATGTCAATATGTCTACGAGGAATACACCTCAAGTAGCTAAGAAGGATGGTATGACAATTAGAGCTTTAAACCCAAGTGAGGGTAGAGGGCTCAAAATTAAAAGTAAAAAGTAAGTTTAAAATTAAAAATTAGAAATTATGGCAGGTTCATTATCAGCAAATCCAACATTTTCTTTGCAGCCTTCTGCACAGAAAGTACCGTTGGAGACAAACTATATTACCAACTTTGACTTCTTGAATCAGTATCTTCCTGATACATATGAAAAAGAATTTGAAAGATATGGTAATCGTACACTTAGCTCATTCCTTAGAATGGTTGGAGCTGAGATGCCTTCTAACTCTGACCTTATCAAATGGGCAGAACAAGGAAGGTTACATATCAAATATACGGAAGTAGGTACAGCAGCAGTAGCAGGTGTAACTAACGCTACTTTCCAAATCAACGACCCGGCAATTGGTTCAAACCCTGCAGGGACAGTTATCACAGGTAGCAATCCGTTTGATGCTCAAGGTGGAGTAGCACTAAGAGTAGGTCAAACTGTAGTTATCAATCAGAATGACGGCTCAGGTGAAAACAAAGGTATTATCACAGGAGTAGAAATTGGTGGTAACATCCTACAGTTCGCAGTTGCTTTCTATGAAGCAGCAGGTTTAGTAACTGCAGGTACCGGTGTTGGTAACGCAGACGTTACTGTATTCATTTACGGTTCTGAGTTTGAAAAAGGAACAGCAGGAATGCAAGGTTCTTTAGAATCTGATGACTACATCTTTGAGAACAAACCAATCATCTTAAAAGATACTTATCTTGTAAATGGTTCGGACATGGCTCAAATTGGTTGGATTGAAATCACAACTGAAGATGGCGCATCAGGATACTTATGGTATCTAAAATCAGAGCATGAAACTAGATTAAGATTTGATGACTATCTAGAGACAGCAATGATTGAAGCAGTACCGGCAGAAGCAGGTTCAGGTGCAGCAGCCGCAGGTTTACTAGGTTCAGAAGGTGTATTCCACGCTGTAGGAACTAGAGGAAACTTATGGGGCGGTGGTAACCCTGACGCTTTAGCTGACTTTGATGCAGTTATTGATAGATTAGACAAGCAAGGAGCAATCGAAGAAAATGTAATCTTCGTTAACAGACAATTCGGATTCGATATTGATGATATGTTAGCAGCTCAAAACTCATACGGTGCAGGTGGTTCTTCTTATGGACTATTTGACAATGATGAGGAAATGGCTCTTAACTTAGGATTCACAGGATTCAGAAGAGGTTATGACTTCTACAAGTCTGATTGGAAGTACCTAAACGACCCAACTATGAGAGGTGGTTTAACTAATGTACCTGTTGTTGCAGGTTCAGGTGCTATCACAGGTTTATTAGTACCGGCAGGTTCTACAAGTGTTTATGACCAAGTTCTTGGTAAGAACGCTAAGAGACCTTTCTTACATGTTAGATATAGAGCTTCAGAAACTGAAGATAGAAGATATAAGACATGGATTACAGGTTCAGCAGGTGGAGCAGCTACTACAGACATTGATGAGATGAGAGTTAACTTCTTATCAGAAAGATGTGTTTGTGTTATGGGTGCTAACAACTTCGTATTATTTGAAGAATAATACCTATATATTGATAAGGGTGCCTTCGGGCACCCCTATCTTTTTATTTACTAATCGAATTAAATTTTATTGAAATGAAAGAAAAAAAAGAAATTAAGAATAGAGTCTATAGACTCAAGCGAGGGTCAGCTCCTATCAGTTTTATGCTGCCTTCCAAAAGTTCCAAGCGTAGACCCTTACTTCACTTTGATGAAGAGACAGGGGAAAATAGAGAAATCAGATACGCAACTAATCAGATGAGTCCTTTTAAAGATGAGCAAGATGGTAACGCTATTGTTACTCCTATTATCTTTGAATCAGGATTACTTACAGTTCCCAAACAAAATCAAGCCTTACAAAGATTCTTAGCATATCATCCTTTAAATGGTAAAAAGTTTGAAGAGGTGGATACAGCAGCAGATGCAGCTCAAGAAGTAGAAGCATTGAATGTAGAAGTAGATGCGTTGATTGCGGCTAAACAAATGAGTCTAGAAGCAATGGAGTCTGTAGGTAGAGTATTACTTAATGGTGATGTTACTAAGATGTCATCGGCTGAATTAAAAAGAGATATGTTAGTATATGCTCGTAATTATCCGGCTGATTTTTTACAAGCTCTTGATGACCCTTCGTTAAAGTTACACTCAACTATTCAGAAGTTTTTTGATGAAAGGTTATTGGCATACAGAAACAAAAATAAAGATGTATACTTTAATTTGCCTTCTAATAAAAAGAGACTTCTAACTATTCCTTATGGAGAAGACCCACTTTATGTGATAGCTTCTTACTTCAAAACTGATGAAGGTGTAGAAAAACTAGAGTATTTAGAAAAACATTTATCGTAGTGCAGGCGCACATTTAGAATAGTGACTAGGGGGTTGATTTTTCAACCCTCTTTTTTTTTTGTTTATCTTTGTAAAAAAGATTTATAGATGATAAACTCAGTCCGAAATACGGTCTTGGCTATACTCAACAAAAATAATTACGGATACATATCACCACAAGATTTTAATCTTTACGCTAAACAAGCTCAGTTAGATATATTCGAAGATTATTTTTATCAGTATAATTACCAAGTTCAAAAAGAAAATGCAAGACAGTCAGGCACAGGATACGCAGATATCAAAGAAGGTTATGAAGAGGTTATAGATTTATTCTCTGAATTTCTTCCATTAACTTTTAATGGTACTCAATTTTATAATATGCCATCGGTAGCCACTACTGCATCGGATTATTATTTTATAAATAAAGTTTTGTATAGTCCTTCTGCGGCTGTAGGTGCAGGAATATTAGCAACAGATTTTGTAGAGGTAGAGAAAGTAACTAACAAAAAAATTACGTTACTAAACTCATCT